GTGGACCGCTTGGAGGATGGGCCCCTCATCGTTGTACGTGCTCTTGAGCGTGGGGCACGAGCAGTTCGCCACTTGGCGCATGGGCTCAGACGGCGCTTGGGAGCCGGGTGCATTGGCTGGGGGTTTTGGCGTCTACCTCGGCGCTGCGGGCATCGCCATGGCCGTTCGGGCGTACCACAAGGGCGCGAGCAGCCGGTTTCCGCGCATTGACGGCATGGGCACTCACTCCAAGTTCCGAGACCTTGTCGAGGACCCTGAGTTCGAGACTGCGTTTCCGCTCAAGGAGAGCGCGGAGTTCAAGGTCCGCGGCGCTGGACGCGCTGGCAAAAACCGACTCACGCAGCTCATGCCTGAGTTCGTGCCTGTCGCGTCGTTCGAGTCGAACCAGAGCAACATTCTCCACTCTCTCGCCGGACGTGTCCTCAAGAAAACGCCTGAGCTCAGTAGAAGCACGGACCGCCTCGCGTCGAAGCTCGATCGCATGAGTCGCAAGATGGGCTATGTCGAGCCTGATGAACCGGAGGTCTGGGTCAGCAAGTTTCCAGCTGGCAAACGAGAGCGCTACTTGAAGGCTTTTGTGCGTCTGTCGGTTTTCGGCTTGGCATGCTTCGGCCGTGTGTTGCTGGGGGCGCACAACAAGTGGGACAAGCGCAGCTGCTTCATCAAGCACGAGGTCAACTTGGAGCAACCTGAGGTGGTAGTGGAGCTTGGCGGCTCGCGGTACCACACCTCTTGTGGCGACCCGCGCACCATCCAGGCAAGCACGGATGAAGTGCAGGCTGTCCTGGGGCGTTACTTCACGGCGTATGGGCGCCGAGCTGCTGAGGTCTTCGATGGCAGCGCCGGCAGTGAGCTGGACGGTTGGCGCATTGTTGCAGCGTTCGGTCGCACCAAGACCGAGGTTTCCGCCATCACGCGTCAGCTGCTCGCGGAGGGACGCAGCGCTGTTGTTTGCTGTGGCGACGATGCCAAGGTTGTCTACAAAGGCCGCCTGTTTGCGATCGACGCCAAGCGATGGGACGCGCATGTCGGTCGCGGCCTGCTGCGCCTGAAGTACCGGCACTTGACGCTCCTCGGCATGCCCGACCGCCTGGCGCAGATTCTCCAAGACATGATCGCGCGTCGTGGCAGCTACAAGCGCAGCGGTGTGTCTTTTGGCGTAGACGGCGATGTCGCCAGTGGGGACCCGGACACGCTGTACTGGAACACCATGCTCGGCGTCGCCAGCATCATCGATTGTTTCGAGGGTGCGTCTGACTTCGAGGACTTCAACCGCCGCGCTGTAGAGTACGGCCTCGAGTACAAGCTTGCGGCTGTCGGCACCGTGAGCGAACCTGGGGTCTTCGTGGACTTCTGCAGTTGCGTGTGGACGCCAGTGTTGGGCGGCCTGTCTCTGGTGCCGAAGCTCGGCCGAGCGCTCATGAAGTCGTCTGCCACAGCCACTTTTGGCAACCCCGCCAAATTGTTGGTCGCGAAGATGCTCGGTCTGCTCCATGATTTGGCGGCGTTCCCCGAGGTTTGCCGGTCCCTGGCTAAGCTTTTGCCTGATCTCCCAGCGGGCAAAGCCGCCTCGGAGTCGTACGTCGCCGTTGGCAAGGTCGAGCCTGCTCCCTTAGCCGAGCGCGAGGTGTTCTTTCGCGAGCGCTACGCCTGTGAGTACTCCGACGTCGTTGACGAGGTCGACGAGTGGGTTGACCGCTCTCGAAGGGGAGACATGGCGGCTGGCGACCTGACCCTCATGCGGCGGATGGTTGAGGTCGACTACGGCGACAAGCCGATGGCCTCTAGGTGTGGCGGGACACTTCGCACCGGTGTCATGTTTGCGTTGTTGTTGTGCGTCTCAGGGACGTTTGATCAGGGGCATTTATGCCGGAGGGTGGGAGGGCCTGATTTAAACCATCCCGAGCCAACACTTAGTTATCAACGTTACATCACAATCATGCCGAACAAAGGCAAGAAGAACAACGCCAAAGCGACTCCAGCTCTTCAGCTGACAGCACCGATCAGGCAGGCGCGCACGCCCCGCAAGCGTACCAAACCTGGCGCGACAGCGTCCGGTGTCTCTGGCGATGGCTTGTATCGTCTGCTTGGACCACTCGCCAAGATGGCCGTGCAAGCGGCCATCCCAGCCGCGATGGGCCAGGCGGCACGCGTCCTGCGTCCGAACGCGGCGACTATCCATGGGAGCGGCGACTACGTCACCAACGACATCGTCCACAGCTCCAACTCGATGCCATCGAAGAAGGGCAACGCGGGCGTGCCCATGACGAAGTTCACCCACTCGGAGTACATCACGGATCTGGTGGTGCCTGCTGTTCCTGCCAACTTCAGTGTCTCCCGCTTCAGCATCAACGCCGCTGACACTGCCACGTTCCCTTGGCTGTCGCGCCTCGCATCCCTGTACACTAAGTACAAGTTCACCAAGCTGTTGTTTGAGTTCCGCTCCAACACTTCGAACTACTCGTCTGCAGGCGCGCTTGGAACCGTCGTCATGGCACCTCAGTACAACACCGATGCTCAGCTGTTCACCAACAAGCAGCTCATGGAGGCAGCCACCCATGCTGTGTCGTCAGCGCCCAGCAACTCGGTCCTCATGGGCTTCGAGTGCGCTAAGGCCGACAACATCAACCAGTGGTATGTGGTGCTCAACGACAACAACATCGCGCGCAGCAACTTAACCGACATGGGCAGCATCGCCGTGGCGACCTCTGGTCTGCCTGGCACGGCTGGCACATCCCTCGGTGAGTTGTGGGTACACTACACGTGCGAGTTGATCGAGCCATACATCTCCGTCACTGACGCCGTCAACACGGGCGCACTTGCACTCTGCACCGGGTTCACACAGACCGCCGGCACCGGCGCGACTTTCACCACTGGCAGTTTTGGGTTCTCGAACACCTTCATGGCACCGCAGATCCCGGCGTACTTCTCATCCACGCCGGGCAACTACGTAGTTGCCACCAAAACCTCCAGCGCGACACTGCCAACCGGCACCGGCTGGTTCGTCAGCTGCTCGGGTGATCTGGGCCCACAGCTCGGCTTCCGGCTCGCCGGAGTCTATGAGATCAATCTCAAGATGCGACTTGCAACAGCCCCGACGACCACCACTGGCGCCCCGTTCGACCTGTCGGCCAACACGGGTAGCTTGGTGAGCGTCGTCGGCAACAACTCGTCCACAACTGAGATCGTGTACGCGTCCCCAGCTACCATCATCACGTACAGGTGGGTGATCAGTGTTGGTGCACTGACGGGCATCACAGCGTCGCCGAACGCCGGTTTCACCGGGATCGTTGCGACTGTTGTGCAAGCCGTCTGCCTGACGGTAGTGAAGGTCGCCTGAGAAGCGA